GCGAGCGGACGCAGCGCGGCGTCGCCCGACAGACGATGGGGACTGCGCGAAGTCCGCCCTGATCCGCATCGAGGAGGTGAGCGTGTAGGCGGGTGGTGGACCAGCGGGACGAGAGGCGAGGCGCATGTGAATTATTACGAGCACTGGCTCGGCGACTACCGTAGGAAGACGGGGCGCCTGCGCATCGCCGAGCACGGCGCCTACCGGCTGCTGCTCGACGAGTACTACGCTCTCGAGCAGCCACTCCCCGCGTCCGTTGACGAGCTCTACGTGATCTGCGGCGCGATGGACCGGCGCGACCAGGAGGCGGTGCGCAAGATCGCCGACGCCTATTTCCCGGTCGGGCCCGACGGCCTGCGCCACAACGAGCGCGCCGACGAGGAGATCGCGCGCGCCCGGCCGAGGATCGAAGCGGCGAAGCTGAACGGGCGCAAAGGAGGCCGGAAAAAGAACCCAACGGAAACCCAACAGGAACCCAGTGGGTTCCCAACAGGAACCGCACCGGAACCCAAGGCGAACCCACCGGCAACCCACGCTGGTGAAGCTTTTCCCCATACCCCACATAAACTTCAAAACCGCGGTGTTGAAGTTATGCCACCTACAGCGCGCGAGCAGCCTGTGGATAACCCCGCTAACCCCGCGATTTCAGACCCCGAAAACCGCACGGCGAACGGCAGCGGCAAGGGCGACGGCAGGGGGCAGTGCTGGGGCGATCCCGCGTGGTGGCAGGCCACCGCGAAAACGGTGGGGCGACCGCGCCGTCCCGGGGAGACCGACGAGGCGTGGAAGGACGGCGTCTACGCGAAGGTGCACGAGGCGAGGGCTGGCGCATGAGCTCCGGCAACCTGATGCAGCGCACCTTCGACGTCCTCCGCGACGCGCCGATGGAGCTGAGCTGCAGCGAGATCGCCCTGCGGCTGGGCCTCAACACGGCCGCCGTGCGCGGCGCCATCAAGCGGCTGCGCGGCATCCGGCTGGTGAACGCCTTCTATGGCCCCGACTGCGTGTGGCGCTACCGGCTGCGGGTCGGCGCCGAGCGCCCGGACGACGGCCGCGGCAGGCGGCAGACGTGATGGACGTCGTGCAGCGTCGCTGGGACGCGCGGCTCGACAACTGGGCGCTGTGGCAGGTCTCCGGCGCCGCGGGCCCACCGAGCTCGCCGTTCCCCGCCTACCGCCTGTTCGCCTCGTCGCGGCATTGGTCCGAGCGCGCCAACGCGCGTCCGCAGCCACTCGTCGGCGATGCGCTCGACACCGACCGCCTGGTGGTCGAGCTCGCGCGCGAGTCGCCCGAGCGCTACAGCGCGGTGCGCGCCTGGTACGTGTGGACCGGATCGCTCGCCGACCGCGCCGCGGCGCTGCGCATCCATCCGGACACGCTGCACGATCGCGTCGTCGCCGCGCGCTACCGCCTCGACGATCTCGCCCTGTTGCGGCGAGGCAACGCAATACGGGCGCGCATGTGCGTTATTGCGGCCTGACGCAAATAAGGGCGCGCATGGCTCCGTAAACGGTGTTCTAATCGCGCAAACTGCGGGAAGTGCCCGCGGAGCAAAGCCAGGTGCCAACGCCTGGCTTTTTTGTTGGTGCCAAGGAAACTCGACGCCGCGACCATCGATGCGATCCTCGACGACATCGCGGTGGGTGTCGCAACCATCCGTGCGTGCAAGGCGCAGCGCGCTGATCCGCGCGACTTCTACCGGCACATGCTGCGCGACGAGGACATCGGACAACGGTACACGCGCGCGAAAGTCAGTGCGCTCGAAGTGCTCGCCGACGAGATCCTGCAGATCGCCGATCAGGCGAAGATCGGCAAGGTCGTCACCGACAAGGGCGACGGCACCAAGGAAGTCAAGAAGGCCGATGCGGTCGAGCGCGCGCGACTGCGCATCGATTCGCGCAAGTGGTTGCTGGCCAAGCTCGCACCGAAGAAGTACGGCGATCGCACCGTGATCGCCGGCGACCCGGATGCACCGATCATCGACCCCAAAGCAGAGCTCCTACGCGGACTTGTTGCGGTCGCTGGATCCGGCGGAGATCGCTCGTCGGGTGGGGGCGCTCAGTGATGCGCAGGCTGCAGCGCTCTTGCGCGACTGGTCGTTCTGGGCGCGACCCGAGCAGCTCCCGCCGCCCGGCGACTGGCAGACCTGGCTGGTGCTCGCCGGGCGCGGCTTCGGCAAGACGCGCACCGGTGCCGAGACCGTGCGCCACTGGGTCAAGCGGCATCGCTACGTGAACGTGATCGCGCCGACTTCCGACGATGCGCGCACCGTGATGGTGGAGGGCGAGTCGGGAATCATGGCGGTGTGCCCGAACGCCGAGCGGCCGCACTTCCGTCGCTCCGCGCCGATGCGCCTCGAGTGGCCGAACGGCGCGCAGAGCCTGGTGCTCTCGGCTGATGAGCCCGAGCGCATCCGCGGCAAGCAGCACGAGAAGCTGTGGGCCGACGAGCTCGGCTCCTGGCGCTATCCGGATTCGTGGGACCAGGCGATGTTCGGCCTGCGCATCGGCGACAACCCGCAGGCGATCGTCACCACCACGCCGAAGCCGATCAAGATCGTCAAGGAGCTCCTCGCCGATCCGCACACCTTCGTCACGCGCGGCACCACCTACGACAACCGCGCGCACCTGTCGCCGAAGTTCTTCGAGCAGGTGATCCGCAAGTACGAAGGCACGCGGCTCGGAAGGCAAGAGCTCAATGCCGAGGTCCTCGACGACAACCCGCGCGCACTTTGGCATCGCGCCGACATCGACAAGGCGCGTGTAACCGTCGCGCCGACGCTGCGGCGCATCGTGGTCGGGCTCGACCCGAACGTGAAGAACCGCGACTTCACCGAGCTGCGACGCAGCGCGACGACGCTCGACGAGGCCGGCATCGTGATCGCCGGCGACGCCGGCAACGGGCACTTCTACGTGCTCGACGATCGCTCGCTCGACGAGGGCCCCGACGGCTGGGGCCGCGCGGCGGTGAAGGCCTACCGCGACCTCGCGTGCGATCGCATCATCGGCGAGGTGAACAACGGCGGCGACATGGTCGAGATGACCATTCGCAACGTCGATCGCAACGTCAGCTACAAGAGCGTCACCGCATCGCGCGGCAAGGCGATCCGCGCCGAGCCGATCGCTGCGCTCTACGAGCAGGGCCGTGTGCATCACGTCGGCAGCTTCGCCGAGCTCGAGGACGAGATGTGCGACTTCGATCCGGTGACGACGGTGAAGTCGCCGAACCGCATGGACGCGCTCGTGTGGGCGCTGACCGAGCTCTCCGATCAAACTGGCTTCGGCCTGCTCGACTTCATGCGCCAGGCCGCGCATCCGTCCGTGCCGGCAGCCGCTGCGGCTACGCAGCCCGGCATCCACTGGCAGCGCTGAGATGGCCACGCAGGTTCCAGGCTCGCGGGTGACGCCGATCGAGCCGGGGATGATCGCGGCCATCACGGGGAAGCCGCACCTGCGGCTCGTCGCGGGCAAGTGGACGATCACCGGCATCGCCGGTCCGCGCGACTTCTTCGGACCGCTGCAGCCACTGCCGCCGCTCGCCCAGGACCAGGCACAGGGGCGCCAGTTCGACTACCCGGTCGGCTGGAACGTCCGCCTCACGCCGCGCCAGCAGGAGGGTCTGTCCTGGGACACGCTGCGCAACATGGCCGACGGCTACGACGTGCTGCGCACCATCATCGAGACGCGCAAGGACCAGGTCTCGGGCGCGAGCTGGAGCGTGGGCCCGCGCGACCAGGATCAGAAGCGCGACAAGCGCAGTGACATGCTCGAGGAGTTCTGGTCGTCGCCCGACCGCACACACACCTGGGGCGACTGGATCCGCATGCTGATGGAGCAGCTCTTCGTGCTCGACGCGCCGGCGCTGTACGCGCGCCGCACGCGCGGCGGCGAGCTCTTCGGCCTCGAGATCCTCGACGGCGCCACGATCAACCGGCTCATCACCGAGGACGGCCGCACGCCGGCCGCCGACGAGGGGCCGGCGTACCAGCAGATCCTCAAGGGCCTGCCGGCGGTGGACTACACCGCGGACGAGCTCCTCTACAAGCCGCGCAACGTGCGCGTCGATCGCGTGTACGGCTACTCGCCGGTCGAGCAGATCGTGACGACCGTCAACATCGCGCTCAACCGGCAGCTCTACCAGCTCAACTATTACACCTCGGGCTCGACGCCTGACCTGATCTTCCAGGTCCCCGAGACGTGGAACCCCGACCAGATCCAGAGCTTCAAGCAGTGGTGGGATTCCGTCCTGATCGGCAATCTCGAGAATCGACGCGGCACCATGTTCGTGCCGAAGGGCGTCGCGCCGTACGACACCAAGGAGCGCGCGCTCAAGGACGAGTACGACGAGTGGCTGACGCGCGTTTGCTGCTTCGCTTTCTCGATCTCGCCGCAGCCGTTCGTGCGGAGCATGAACCGCGCGACGGCCGAGACCGCGCGCGAGATGACGGCGGCCGAGGGGCTGGGCCCGATCCTCAACTGGATCGTCGATCTCACCAACGTCGTGCACGCCAAGTATTTCGGCTGGCCGGACCTCGTGCTGCGCTTCGAGGAGGACGACGCGGTCAACCCGCTGCAGCAGGCGCAGATCAACCAGATCTACCTCGACGGCAAGGTCTATCACCCCGACGAGATCCGTCAGCAGCTCGGCGACGACCCGATGTCGAAGGAGATGCGCCTCGAGCTCGACGAGCCGCCGTACTCCCCGGCCATGAACGCGAGCGTGCTGCCGCCCGGCCAGGGCGCCGACGGAGAGTCCGCGAGCGCGTTGCCGAAGCCGGCGCCGGGGGTCGCCGGCAAGCTGGGAAAAGGCGTGCGGCGATCAAGCCGCTCAACCCGCGCCGCCGCGCTCTACTGACGGCGCAGAAGAAGCTCACCGGCATCGTGCACGCCTTCCTCCAGGACCAGGCGCCGAAGATCGCTGCGCAGGTCAACGCGCTGCGCTCAACGGCGCTGAAGGCGCTCCTCGCGAAGGACGAGTTGACGCAGGACCAGCGCGACGAAATCGACCGCATCCTCGCGGCCGTCGACCTCGCCGGCTTCTCCGTGCTGGCCGGCGACGTGGAGAAGGTGCTCGAGGGGATCGCCGCCGACGGCGGCTCGCAGGCGCTCCTGCAGGTGCACATCGACGTCACCACCGATCCGGGCGTGCTCGAGGTCGTGAACGGCGACGCCGTCGCCTACGCCGCGAACCGCTCGGCCGAGCTCGTCGGCATGACCCGCGACGCCGCCGGCGACTTGGTGCCGAATCCCGACGCGCGCTGGGCGATCGACGAGTCGACGCGGCAGATGATCCGCGGCGAGGTGACGCAAGCGCTCGCGGACGGCTGGAGCAACGACGAGCTCGCGAGCAATCTCGCCGGCTCGCGCGCGTTCTCGCTTGATCGCGCGATGACGATCGCGCGCACCGAAACGCAGATGGCGGCGAACGCCGGCGCGATCGCCGGATACAAGGCCTCGGGCGTCGTCGACGGCAAGCAGTGGATCACCGCCGGCGATGACCTGGTCAGCGAAGACTGCGTCGAGAACGGCGAGGCCGGCGACAACGGCGACGGCGTGCTCGGCCTCGACGAGATCTATCCCAGTGGGGACGCGGCGCCCCCGGCGCATCCGAACTGCCGCTGCACGATCGTCCCCTACATCGAACCGGCAAAGGAAACCCAATGAACGTCTTTGCGCAGATCACCAAGGTCGACGAGGCGAAGCGCCTGGTCACCGGCCGCGCGGTGCAGGAAGTGCCCGATCATGCCGACGAAATCTTCGACTACGCCAGCTCGAAGCCGTATTTCATGGACTGGTCGAAGTCGTTCTCGGACGACACCGACGGCAAGAGCCTCGGCAACGTGCGCGCGATGCACGGCAAGGTCGCGGCCGGCAAGCTGACCGGCATCGACTTCAACGACGCCGACAAGGCGATCGACGTCGCCGCGAAGATCGTCGACGACAACGAGTGGAAGAAGGTCCTCGAGGGCGTCTATACCGGATTCTCGATCGGCGGCTCCTACGTCGGCGACAAGATCGCCGAGAAGATCGACGACCGCGAGGTGAAGCGCTACACCGCGAAGCCGTCCGAGGTGTCCATCGTCGACGCGCCGTGCATTCCGACCGCCAAGTTCTTCGAGGTCGTCAAGGCCGACGGCGCGGTGCAGAAGGTCGAGTTCAAGCCGGCCGCCGAGATCGAGCTCGTCGTGACAGGTACCGACGAGGAAGTGGCCGAGTTCGCCAAGGTGCTCAACGAGTCTGGATGGACGATGCGCACCGCGATCGACCTGATCGCGTCAACCATCGCGTTGAACAAGGAGGAGGGCGACGCCTTCCTCATGCGCAAGACCGCGACGGAGATCGAGAACTTCACCGAGGCCGAGCGGAAGGACTTCGAATCGCATTTCGGCAAGCGCGAGTTCTCCGCGGGCGAGCGCAAGCAGGCGGCGAAGGAAGGCCAGGCGCTGCCGGATGGCTCGTTCCCGATCAAGACCGTTGCCGATCTCGAAAACGCGGTGCGCGCCTACGGCCGCGCCAAGGACAAGGCAGCGGCGAAGGCGCACATCATCAAGCGCGCGAAGGCTCTGGACGCCACCGACAAGCTGCCGAAGGGCTGGACCGACAGCGAGAAGGCAGCCGGCGGCGATCTCGCCAAGGGCATGTGGAACGTGCGGGAGTTCGCGGAGGCGCTGCAGTGCATCGCCAACATCGCCGCGTCGGCGCAGTACGACCTCGAGACCGAGGGCGACAACTCGCCCGTGCCGGCCGAGCTCCGCAACTGGATCTCCGACGGCGTCGCGATCTTCAAGGCGATGTCGGCCGAGGAAGCCGATGAGCTCGTCGCCGGGCTGAAGACCTCGGCCGGCGTCGGCGATGACGACGAGATCGAAGTGGCGCTCGAGCTCGCGTGCAAGGCCGGCGAGCTCCGCAAGCGTCTCGCCGATCCGGCGCTCACCCTGGCCGACGCCGAGAAGATCGGCGCCGAGTACGGCGAGGCCGTCGGGCCCGAGTTCGCCAAGCGCGTGCTCGCCAAGGCCGGCGCGCGGCACTCGAAGGCGGACATGACGCGCCTGCAGGCGGCGCACGACAACCTCGTCGCGATGGGCGCGGAGTGCGCCGGCGACAAGGAGGCGGCCGCGCCCGTGGCGGACCTGCACAAGCAGCTCGCCGCGAAGGACGCGCGCATCGAAGAGCTCGACGCCAGGCTGAAGCGCATCGAGGATCAGCCGGCGCCGACCAAGCTGCAGCTCCGGATCGCGACCAAGGCGCAGGACAACACGCCGGACGCGCCCGACCTGTCGCAGTACCTCGTTTACAAGGCCGACGGCTCGATCGACGCCTCGGCATCCGTGATCAAAGCAATCCACGCCGGCGGCGGCACGCCGATCGATCCTCGCCTGCGCGCCGCCAAGTGAGCAACCACCTTCACCCCACCGAAGGGCCGCAGACGCGGCCCTTCTCTTCTACGGAGTAGCGAACATGGGTGCTTCCAACCTCAGCGAAGTGCTGGCCCTCATCAAGGCTGCGCAGCAGAACAACATCGCGAAGGCGGCCGGCTTCACCGGCCCGACCAACGCGGTGCAGGGCATCAATGAATACGACCTCGAGCCGGGCGCGCGGCTGCTCGTCCCGGTCACCAAGCTGCTGCGCGACATGATCCCGCGCGACGTCGGCGGCATGGGTATCCAGGCGAACTGGCGCTCGATCACCGCGGTCAACCCGGGCGGCACGAATCCGGGCGTCTCGGACGGCCAGCGCGGCGGCTCCATCGACCAGACGGTGACCAACAACCTGGCCGCGTTCGCGCACCTGTCGCTGGAGAACTTCGTCACCTTCGATGCGGACCTCGCGGCGAAGGGCTTCGACAACGTACGCGCGCTGGCGGTGCAGGACCTCCTGTGGTCGTTCTTCGAGGCCGAGGAGCGCACGATCCTCGGCGGCAATCCGAGCCTCTCGCTCGGCACCGGCAACACGCCGACGGGCACGCCGTCGACGACCGGCGGCACGCTCGCGGCGGGCACGACCTACTCGGTCATCGTGGTGCCGCTCACCTACGACGGCATGGTGTGGTCGACCTTCCCGACCATCACCGGCAGCGGCGCGGCGGCAGTGCCATCGGGCGGTGCAGTCAAGTTGCCGTACACGCGCAACAACGCGGACGGCACCACCGACACGATCAACGGGTTCGCCGGCCAGAAGTCGTCCGCCAGCTCGGCGATCACCACCACCGGCACGACCGGCTCGATCGCGGTCTCCTGCGCTGCGACGGTGGGCGCGATGGGCTATGCCTGGTTCGTCGGCGCGACGGCGGGTACCGAGAAGCTGAACCAGATCACCGGTGCGCCGTCGGCGACCATCACCGCGCTCAACTCGACCGGCCAGCTCGCGAGCGCCGGCTTCGCGTCGGACCTGTCGACCAACTCGCTCGTCTACGCCGGGCTGCTGACGCAAATCCTCACGTCCGGATCTGGCGCCTACGTGCAGGACCTGGGCGGCGCCGTGCTGACCAGCAACGGGTCCGGCTTCGGTGGCATCAGCCAGATCGACACCGCGCTGCTCGCGTTCTACAACACCCATCGGCTGGTGCCGACGCACATCTTCATGAACGGCGTCGACCAGGTCAACGCGGGGCACAAGATCCTCAACGGCAACACCAACCTCGCGCCGTTCTTCATGGGTGGCGCGCAGGGCGACCTCGGCGCCGGCGCGCAGTTCACGCGCTACCGCAACCCGGTGGGCTACGGCAACCAGGTGCTCGAGGTGGTCGCGCATCCGTTCCTGCCGCAGGGCACGATCCTGTTCTACAGCGCGCGCAACCCGTACCCGCTGTCGAACGTGGCCCAGGTCCTGAAGATGAAGTTGCAGCGCGACTACTACCAGACCGAGTGGCCGGTCATCACGCGCAAGTACACCTACGCGGTGTCGTGCGACGGCGTGCTGCAGTGCTACTTCCCGCCGGCATTCGGCTGCATCACCGGCGTCGGCAACGGCTGAGCGCCGCGTCGACGAGTCACACGGGCGGCGCCATCACGGGCCGCCCGTCCTCATTGGAGGCCTCTTGGTCAAACTGAAAGCGCCGAAGGGATGCGGCGGCGCGTCGCACAAGGGCCAGTGGTACGCGGCCGATCGCAAGGGCATCGTCGAGGTGCCGGACGACGCGCGCGACGTGCTGTGCAACCCGCATCATGGGTTCGCGCCGCTCGACAGTGCCGACGATCGCGTAGGCAGTCGCGAGGATTGAGCGGTGAACCCCGGCGACCTCACCACGCTCGCCAACGTGCGGCAGTGGCTGGCGCTCACCGGGCGTCCCATCTCGGCCATCACCCAGGCGAATCCCGGCAGCGTGACGTGCACTGCGCACGGCTTCGTGAGCGGCGCGACCGTCGGCATCGACCAGGTCGTCGGCATGACGCAGGTGAACGGCCAGTCGTTCACGATCACCGTCGTCGATGCCAACACCTTCACCCTCGGCGTCGACACCAGCGGCTACGCGGCCTATGTCGCCGGCGGCTATGCGTCGCTCGACGACGCGATGCTCGGGCGACTCATTTCCGCGGCCTCGACGTTCGTGCAATCGTCGATCAACCGCACCATCCGCAACCTCGCCTATACGGACACGCTCAACGGCCAGAACATGAGCGTGCTGTGCTTTCGCAATTACCCGGTGACGAGCGTCGCCTCGCTGGTCATCGACGGCGTCACCGTCCCGGCGCGGCCGCCGCTGGCGCCGAGCGTCTCCAACGGCGCCGGCTACACCTTCGACGCGACGCGCCTCATGCTCGACGGCTACGTCTTCACGCGCGGCTATCAAAACGTCGTCGTCGCCTACGCCGCCGGCTTTCTGGTCGCGAACGAGGCGCAGACGATCCCGGCCTCGGCGCCGTACACGCGCACGACGTCGGCCCACTGGTCGGCCGGCGATCGCGGCGTCTCCTACGCAGCCGGGGGCGCGCTCACGGCGGTCAGCGGAGCGCCCGCGGCAGGGCAGTACTCGGTCGCCGGCAGCGTGTACACCTTCGCGGCCGCCGACGCCGGCAAGGCGGTGCTGATCTCCTACGGCTACGTGCCGTTCGACCTCGAGCAGGCCGTGGTCGACATCATCGGCGAATGGTTCAAGTACCGCGACCGGATCGGCTACACCTCGAAGTCGATCGAGGGGCAGTCGGTGACGTTCATGAACCAGGCCATGTCGCCGCGCGCGACGGCGATCCTCAACCAGTACCGTCGGGTGGCGCCGATCGCATGAAGATCAACCGCCCGAACAACTGGGCGCATCACCAGGTCTTCGATGGCGTCACGCCGCACGACGGCGAGCTGGGCACCGCTTACGTGATCACGCCTGCCGATGATCCGGAAGAGGCGCGCGAGAGGCTCCGGAAGCTACGCGAAGCGGTCACCGAAGTGACCGGGATGCCGACCAAGTCGGTCAAGCCTCCGGTGGGCTTCCTATGATCACCGCGACGCTGGTCGGTGAGCGCGAGCTGATCGCGCGGCTCACCGCGATGCCGGCGGCGATCCACGACGAGGTCGTGCGCACCGTGCAGCGGCTCGGCTACGCCGTCGAGGCGCGCAGCAAGGCCGGATACCTCACCGGGCCGCGCCCGCAGCACCTGGGCGTCGTCACGGGGCGCCTCCGCGGTTCCATCAGCCATGGCGCCGCGGACAGCCGCAGCCGCCTCGAGGAGAGCGGCAGCGCGGTCTACTACTACGTCGGTACCAACGTCGGCTACGGCAAGCTGTGGGAGGAGGGCTTCATGCGCCGCATCGGCGCCGGCGCGCGCGGCGGCCCGCGCACGTTGACCGGCAAGTCGCTCGCCAGCTACATCGCGCGCCACCCGCCCGGCACGCGCGCGGTCGCGGCGCGGCCGTTTCTCGCCCCGGCCCTGCACGACCTGCAGGACCGCATCCTGCACGAGCTCGGCGCCGCGCTGACCAGCGCAGTGCAAAAAGGCGGCGCATGAGCAAGGCGCCCGCGGTCGCGTTTCTGAGGCCGAAGCCCATCGCCTTCATCCTGCACGTGCTCTTCACCGGGCGGCCGATCCCAACGATCGTGGTGCGCCGATGAGCACGCGCGAGCCGATCTACGCGGCGCTGGCCACACTGGTGTTCGGCAACCCGGCGGTCGCGTCGCTCTTCGTCACCACCGGACGCCTGCTGCCGCACGTCGAGGACGTCGCACCCGAGCAATGCCCGGCGCTGTTCATGTTCCAGCATCCCGAGACGCGCACGTACAAGGGCAAGGGCATCCCGCCCGCGCGCACGCTGCACTGCGCGTTCGTCGCCTATTTCTACACGCTGCCGGCGAACGGCGCATTGCCGGCGACGTTGATCAACGCGGCCGCCGACGCGATCGACGACGTCGTCAGCAATCCCGGCAACCCGGGCAACGTGCAGACGCTGGGCGGCCTGGTCGAGCACGTCTACATCGAGCCCGCGATCGCCCCGTACGAAGGGCTGCTGCAGGAGAAATCGGTGCTGGTCACCTCGGTGGCCATGCTGATCCCGTAACCCCAAACCATCGCACTAGTCGAGGAGACACACCATGCATACCTTCGGTGCAGGCGTCATGATCGGCACCCCGCTCACCACTTCCGGCGGAACGGCGATCAGCAATCCGTCGCCGGTGCAGTTCGGCATCCTCCAGGAAGTCACGCTCGAGGATTCGTGGGAGGTGAAGGAGCTCTACGGCTCCAACCAGTTCCCGGTCGACATCGGCCGCGGCAAGGGCAAGGTGACGATGAAGGCGAAGGCCGCCAACATCAACGCCGAGCTCTTCAACACGTTCGTGTTCGGGCAAACCGTCGCCACCGGCTACGAGGCGATCTACCAGGACTTGACCGGCACCGCGATCCCTGGCACCGCCGGCGGTGGCTGGACCATCACCCCGACGCCGCCGAACAGCGGCGTGTGGATCGCCGACCTCGGCGTGCAGGGCGCGAACCAGATCCCGTTCACCCGCGTCGCGGGGGCGGTGACGCCGACCGGCGGCCAGTACTCGCTCACCGGCGGCACCGGCGTGTACCAGTTCTCGGTGCAGGACCACACCAACGCGGTGGTGGCGTTCATCAACTACGTCTACCAGAACCCGACCAACCCGACGGCGGCGCGCAATGTCGCGGTGGTCAACCAGCCGATGGGCTACGCGCCGACCTTCCAGGTCGACTTCATGGCGCAGATGCACGGCAACACGTACTACATCTCCTACCCGAACTGCGTCAGCACCAAGCTCTCGCGCACGTTCAAGAACGACGACTTCACCGTGCCGGAGTTCGACATCCAGGCCTTCGCGAACGCCGCCGGCACCATATTCACGATCTACCTGAGCGAGTGATGCAGCGATGGAAAACAATGGAGGAGGGTACGCTCCGCAGCCGGGGAAGATTCCCGGCGCGCGGATGAATCTGGGCGGCCGCGAGCTCACGCTCGCGCCGCTCAATCTGCAGCAGGTCGAGCAATTCGAGGCCATCATGCCGGAGCTCGGCAAGCAGGCATCGCTGCGCGACGCGCTGTCGGTCGGCGTGCCGATCATCCACGCCTCGCTGTCGCGCAACTATGCGGACATCACGCTCGACGACGTCCGCGGCCTGCTCGACATCGGCAACTTCCGCGACGCGCTCGACGCCGTGCTCGGCATCAGCGGCTACTCCCGGCGGCCGCCGGGGGAGCCGACGCCGGCGAGCCCATAAACTGGCCCGCGACGTACGCCTATGTCGCCATCGCGACGGGCTGGACATGGGAGTACATCGGGGAGCGGCTCACGCTTCCCCGGCTCTATGCGCTGTTCGAGCATTGGGCGCAATACCCGCCCGTGCACATCACCGCGGCGTCGTACGCCGGCGTCAAGCCCGTGAAGCGCGTCGATGCGAAGAACGCCGCGGCGCGTGACGAGGACGCCGTGCTGCATTACCTCAACCAGGGGCAGCCCGCGCAGCGCCGGCGCCGCCCCGGGAACGCCTGATGGCCACGACGACTGACGGCGTCGAAGTCCGTCTCGGCGCCGACACCGGCGAGGCCACCTCCGGCGTCGCTTCGGCCGCGTCGTCGATCCAGGGCAGCCTCGACAAGCTCAACTCGTCGATGCACGACCTCGGCACGAAGCACGCCGACGCCGTGCACCAGATGGTCAAGAGCAACGAGGAGGCGAAGGACAGCTTCCTCGGCCTCTCCGAAGCGGTGCGGGTGCGCTTCGGCAGCATCAACAGCGCCTTCGAGCAGTTCCGCACCAAGCTCGCCGGCGTCGCGGAGGCGTTCGCAGCGCTCGCACTCGAACGCGAGTCGGTCAAGGCGCTCACCTCGTTCGAGGACGACGTGCGCGGCCTCGAGATCGCCTTCGGCATGAGCGCCGACCAGGCGACGCGTCTCTCGGTCGCGCTGAAGCTCGCCGGCAGCGACGGCACGCAGTACAGCGAGATGCTGGTGCGCCTCGGCGAGCGCATGCGCACGAACCAGTCGGAGTTCACGCGTCTCGGCGTCGTGATCAACGACAGCAACGGGCACCTCCTCGATGCGCAAACCATCCTGCAGAACGTCTACAAGCGGATGCAGGACTTCAAGGCAGGCAGCGATCAGGACCTGTTCGTCATGGACCTGCTCGGGCGCGGCGCGCGCGAGTTCTCGGACTCGATGTCGCGTCTCGCCGAGACGCAGGGGCGCGCGAACGAGCTGGTGCAGAAGTTCGGTATCTCGATGGGGCCGGAAGAGCAGGGCAACATCGAGCGCTTCCGGATCGAGACCAACGCGTTCAAGCTGGTGGTCGAGGAGCTGTCGGTGCGCATCGGCGAGCAGTTCCTGCCCGGCATCGAGCGCATGCTGCAGGCGGTCGTCAAGGCCGGCCCGTCGTTCCTCGAGCTCGGCACCCAGGCGAGCAAGGCCTTCTCCGACATCGCGACCGGCATCGTCCGCACGTTCAGTCTGCAGAACGCCGAGCAGATCGACTTCCTCGGCTCGACCCTGAAAGCGCTCTCCCTCGCGATCGCCGGCGTGCGCGAGTTCGCGATGGACATGCTCGACGCGATGGCTGGAGGCGGCGCGGTCCTCATTCATTTCGCCGAGGGCGTGCAGGCCGCCGAGAGCGCCCTCGATCGCCTCGACTTCAGCGGCGCGATCGCCGCGGTCAAGCGCATGGATGCGCAGATCGTCGCCGACACGCGCGACACCATCGCGAAGATGAAGGGCGAATACGAGCAGTGGCAGAACGATCGCGATGCGATCCTCTTCGGCCGCAAGCCAGAGGCGTCGGGGCCGCCGACCGCCGCCAGTCGCGCGACGGCCGGGCTGCCAGCGAGCGGCACCGGCACCTACACACCGCCACCGCCGAAGGGCTCCGGTGGTGACGATCGCCTCGCCGCGTGGAAGGACGAGCTCGTGCAGATGCAGGAGGCCGAGGGCTACTTCCACGAGATGTCGAAGGAGCAGGAGGCCGAGTTCTGGCAGGCGAAGCTCGCGCTCGTCACCGGCTACGGCAAGGAAGAGGTGCGGCTGCGGCGCGAGCTGACGAAGATGATCTTCGACGACCGCAAGGCCGAAGCGCAGAAGGAATACCAGGAGGCGATGGCGACCTTCCAGCGCGAGATCGACGGCGCCAAGAACAACCGCGACCAGCAGATCAAGGACGCCGAGGCGCGCACGGCGTTCGTCAAGGCGACCTTCGGTGAGGAGTCGGCGGCGTTCCAGCGCTCGATGGACGAGGAAACCCGGATCCGCGACGCGTGGGCGAAGAAGGACGAGGCGCTCGTCCAGGATGCGGCCAAGCACCGCATGGAGATGGCGACCCTCGAGATCGAGGGCGAAACGCACACGCTCGACTACGAGGTCGCGCTGCGCCAGGTCTCGTCGGATCAGAAGTACGCGATCGAGCAGCAGCTCGAGGACCGGCTCTACGAGCTCAAGCTGAAGGGGCTGCAGGACACGCTCGCCACGCTGCAGCAGGGCACGATCGCCTATCAGAAAGAGGCCGAGAAGATCGAGGCGCTCGAGGTCCAGCACCAGCAGAAGCTCACCGACATCGCGCGCCAGGCCGAGCTCGAGCGGCGCCGCGACGAACTGCAGGCGACGCAGGACTTCCAGAACGACTTCGCCTCGGCGCTCGCGTCGGTCGCCGACGGAACGAAGTCGCTGAAGCAGGCGTTCCTCGATTTCTTCAAGCAGCTCGACCAGCAACTCTCGCAGCTCGCGGCGAACAAGATCGCGCAGCAGCTCTTCGGGCCCGGCACGTCCGGCGGTGGCTTCGTGCAGGGCATCATGGGGAAGATCTTCGGCGAGGGTGCGGCCGGAGGCGGCGCGGCCGGTGCCAGCGCCGAGGCGGCGGCGACGCAGGCGACGACGGCTGCGATGACCCAGCTCACCGCCGCCACCACGACGCAGGGCACGACGTTCAACCTGTTGGACAGTGTGTCGACGCTGCTGCAGACGGCGTTCCAGGCGCTCGCGTCGGCGGCGCAGTCGGCGTCGTCCGCGTTGCTGAGCATGGGCGGCGGCGGCGGCGGCCTGGGCGGCATCGGGGATATGTTCGGTGGCTTCGGCAGCTCCGACCTCGGCGGCCTCGGCGGCTTCGGCGGCATGTTCGGCTTCCCGATGTTCGCCGCGGGCACGCCCTACGTGCCGCGCGACATGCTGGCGATCATCCACAAGGGCGAGGCGATCATCCCGGCCGGCATGAACCGGCCCGGCGGCAACACCTCGAGCTACGCCGTGCACAACTACTTCAACATCGCCGGCGGCGCCGACGCGCGCTCGCAGGGCCAGATCGCCGCCGCCGCCTTCCATGGCATGCAGATCGCCGCGCGCAGGCACTCCTGATGCCGTTCCTCGAGTCGCCGCGCTTCCCCGACGAGATCGCGGCGTGGGCGATCGGCGGCCGCGGCTTCTCGACGACGGTGGTCGAGACCTACGGCGGCATCGAGTACCGCAACGCCGCCTGGAGCCAGGCACGCGGCGCGTGGGAGATCAGGAACGAGGCGCTGCGCAGCAACAACCCGGTGAGCCCGTACTCGATGCAGGCGCTGCGCACGCTCTATCGCTGCGCGTTCGGTCAGCTCTACGCATTCCGCTTCAAGGATTACCTGGACTATCAGGACGAGAACGGCGGCGTGCTCGGCACCACTGGCCTCGCCGTGGCAGCGACGCTCTCCTACCAGATGTTCAAGAACTACGTCCTGTCGCCGCTCTCGTACCAGCAGATGGTGCAGAAGCCGGTCGCCGGAACGGTGAAGGTCTACATCCAGGGCGTGCTGCAGGTCTCCGGCTACACGCTCGACACGACGACCGGCATCGTCACCTTCGGCTCGCAGCCGACGGTCGGCAACACGCTCACCTGGACCGGCCAGTTCGACGTGCCGGTGCGCTTCGCCTCCGACGTTCCGACCATGGGCCTCGAGATGACCGGCGCGCTGTGGGAATGGGAGATGCTGAAGCTCGTCGAGGTGCGTAACCCATGAGAGCCGTCTCGGCGAACCTCAAGGCGCACCTCGCGCAGCCGTACCAGACGATGTGCTCGTGCTGGCGGGTGACGCTCACCAACGGCACCGTGCTCGGCTTCACCGATCACGATCAGAACATCGTGATCTCCGGATGGACCGGCGGCAACGCGATGTTCAACGGCACCTACCAGTCGATCGACGGCTACAACGCGAGCGCGAACACGTCGAGCGCGCAGATGGACGTCGACCAGGTCGAGGCCACGGGCCCGCAGGTGTCGCCGGCAATCGTCGACGCCGACGTGCACGCCGGCCTGTGGGACTTCGCGCAGATCACGCTGTTCCAGGTCAACTACAACGACCTCTCCAACGCGACCGGCTGCATTCGCCTGCGCGATGGCTGGCTCGGCCAGGTGTCGACCGGGCGCAACGACTTCAAGGCCGAGCTGCGCGGGATGGCGCAGGCGTACACGCGCACCATCGGCCGGCTCGTCGTGCCGGCGTGCGATGCGAACCTCGGCGATGCGCGCTGCACGGTCAACCTGACGCCGTTCACGGTGTCGTCGAACATCACCGGCGTCAACCCCGACAACATGACGCTCTACGACACCGCGCGCACCGAGCCGGGACCGTCGGGCGGCCTGACCATCACCGGCGTCTCGAACGCGAATCCCGGTGTCGTCACGCTCTCCTCGGGCGGCGCGACGCTATTCAACGGCCAGGTCATCACCATCTCCGGCGTCGTCGGGCCGGCGCTCATCAACGTGATGACGATCGTGCGCGGGCTCTCGGGCAACACCTTCCAGCTCGGCATCGACACCTCGAACACGTCGATCTATCCGCCCTACGTTTCGGGCGGCACGGTGACGCCGGGCGGGATCACCAGCGGCTACTTCGACAATGGCGTGCTGACCTGGACCTCGGGCGCGAACAACGGCCTGAAGATGGAGGTGCGCGGCTACGTGCCGGGGCAGATCACGCTGTTCCAGCCGATGCCCTACGCGATCGTTATCGGCGACGGCTACACCATGCACGCCGGCTGCGACAAGACCAGCAACACCTGCCTCAACCGCTTCAACAACATCGTCAACTTCCGCGGCTTTCCGTTCCTGCCGGGGATCGACCAGCTCGCCCAGGTCGGGAGAACGCATTGACCACGCGCGCCGACGTTATCGCCGAGGCGCGGCGATGGATCGGCACGCGCTGGCAGCACCAGGCGAGCCTCAAGGGCATCGCCTGCGACTGCATCGGGCTGGTCGCCGGGGTCGCCCTCGAGCTCGAGCTGCCGGGCGCCGAGGCCTGGCGCGACGATGCACGCCGGAGGAGCTACACGCGCGAGCCGCAGCCGTCGATGATCTTCGCGGTCCTCGACGAGTACCTGGATCGCATCGACGTCGGCGAGCTCGCACCGGCCGACGTCGCCGTGCTGCGTGCGCGGCACGACCTGCCGCCGCAGCACTTCGGCATCATCGCCGACGGCGAGCCGCGCACCATCGTCCATGCCTATGCGCAGATGCGCAAGGTGGTGGAGCAGGGCTTCGCGCCGTGGGCGCCGCTGATGGTCGCCGCGTACCGCTTCCGGGGGCTCGAGTAGATGGCCTCGCTCGCGCTCGGCCTCCTCGGCGGCTATCTGTTCGGGCCGGTCGGTTTCCTCGCCGGGTCGTTCCTCGGCAACCTCCTCGATCCGCCGAAGACGCAGGGCCCGCGACTCAGCAACCTGCGCCTGCAGACGTCGCAGTACGGGCAGATGCTGCCGCTCGTCTGGGGCACCGTGCGCGTCCCGGGCAACGTCATCTGGCAGACCAAACTTACCGAGCACGCGCACACCAGCGGCGGCAAGGGCGGCCCCGAGGTCACCACCTACACGTACTCCGCGTCGTTCGCGACGGCGATCTGTGCCGGCCCGATTCTCGGCGTGCGGCGCGTCTGGGCCGACTCGCGCCTCATCTGGGGTACCGGCGCGTACACCGTGTCCGGCTCCTCCGTGCCGATCACCGTCTACCTCGGCGACACGCTGCAGACGGCCGATCCGACGATGCAGGCGGCGCTCGGCGCGGCCAACGTGCCGGGCTTTCGCGACACCGCCTACGCCGTGTTCGCCAACTGGGACCTGTCGCAGTTCGGCAACCGCATCCCGTCGCTCGA